TACTACAGCTAATTGATTTTGTATATTTTTTAATCTTTCTGATGCATCAGCATATTTTCTAGCTGCATCTTGTCCTAGTGTTCCGACAATTGCCCCAGCTCTTGCGGCTTCACCAGCTACTCTTATAGCTCTTGCATTTTCTAATTGAGCTGCATTATTTTCATTTGTTGCTTTTGTTAATTCTTTTTGTAGTCTTGTTCTTTCAACAAAATTCTTTGCTAAATCATCAACATACTTTTGAGCTACAGCTTGAGCTACTAATGCACTTGTGTACAATTGAACTTCTTTTGTAACTGCTGCAGTTCCAACATTTGTAAGAGTAAGTAATTCTCCGTGCTTACCTAAAATCTCATTTGCCTTTTTTAATGCCTCATTTCTTTGCTCTAATGGTAACTGACCATTTTTAGCAATATCTACATAAGATTGTAATGCAATACCAGTTGATAAAGCTCCTGCTGTTGCACTATCTATTGATTTAGCAAATGCTTCTGCTGATTTTTTTGCCTCATCAACTTGTTCTGCTGCTTTTTTAGATGATGCTCCCCACCTATCAAATCCTATCTGAGCAAATTGTATAGCTGCAGTAACTACACCAAATGCTAACCCAATACCAGCGGGACCACTAAGCCCACCAACCAACGCTTTTAACGCCCCACCAGTGCTGCCTGTCTCAGCCTTTAATCTGCCAAATGATTCAACTAATGGATTGATGTTATTGGCTATACCTATAAAGCCAAATGGCGCATCCTGAGCTACCCTAGATATATCCTGTATAGATTGTGCTGCCTGATTAGTACCTGCATTTAAACTACCTTTTAATGCATCACCAGTCTTTTTAGCCTCAGTAGCTGTAGTCTTTAATGCCTCAGATGTATTCTTAAGCCCTGTGCTAACTTTATCAAAACCCGTAGCGGTTACTATTATCTCTATCTCTTCTGCCATTATTTAATCTTTAAATTGTGTCGCTCTAATATAGCCTTGTATTGTTCAGATGTCATTGGCTGTATCTTTTTTTTCTCATCATCATCATCCATAGGCCAAAACCGATTAATCTTACCTACTGCCTTACTTCCTGCCATCGCCTCAGCTACACGAAAAGAGGCAAAACGAATGACCATAGCCGATTCCTTTTGCCTCTCTTGATAACCCTCACACGCTGCATAGAACTCATGAGGCATTGAGCAATAATATTCATCAACACTCCAACTTAATTTACCCAGTGCAAATTTTAAGTTGTCGTAGCAATGCTCTCTATGGCTTTTTTTTTCTCATTCTCTTGTATTTCTTGACCTTGCTTAATCAAGTCATTCCATACTTTAGTTTCATTCAATAGGTTAGTAACAGCCAATATTTGCTCATTCTTATTCTCCATTTCATCTACCCACTCACACACTAACTCCCATGTGTAATCGACATCCTCACGCTTTAATCTACTGTATCCTAACATACCACCGTAAACCATAGCATACATAAAACCCGATGTAGTCTCACCATCGTTATACTCGTGAAGTTTCTCAATTGCTAATTGATTAAATTTAATTCCGTACTCTTTGCCGTTTAATTTGATTTTCATTTTGTTTTTTTTTGTTTTATGGTATTAAATTAAAGTCAATCTGTACAAATGTATCATTAGACGCAGAATCTACAACATGCAATCTGTAATTTTCTACTCCTAAAGTTCCACCAATAACTTGTCCTGATACGTAGGCGTATTCTGTATTAAATCCATTAAAAAATAATGATGAAATATATGATGTAACATCAACATTACTTAAATCAGTAAAATAATAATTATATGGAGGAGTACCACCACTTGCAGTGCCAAGATATAAAGGAGAAAATATTATATCACCAACATTAAATGTTATTGGATTAGCATTAACAGCTACTAATGTTAATGGAGAACCTTGTATACTTAAAGATGGATTGCCATAAGGATTTATAGAACCGGTAAAGGTTCCGATAGAATCGAAAGCGTATGAACTGCTCAACTCAGATAAAAAGCCTGTACCACTCTCAATCTCATCCCCAGCTACTGGGCTTTCAGGTGCTATCTTCCAACCGATAGTTTGCTGGTTTCTTAATAAGAACCTTAAATCCGTACCGCTTATTTGCCCTCCATCAGGATCTTGTAAGTGTTGACCTTCAAAGCTATAAGATAACTCTAATATGCCAGCACTTTTATCAGGTCCACATGCTGAAGCTGCATCAACAACAGTTACGCTGTCTGCCTTGCTTAATGATGTAAGACATACAACTATATCATAGTCAGTACCTCCATTAGGATCTATGAAAAGTAGCATTGAGCCACCTTGTACTTTATGTTCAGACATTGTTATTTATTAATCGTAAATAGTTAATGAAGGTGTACCTTGAGGCTGGATAGAACCAGTGAAGGTACCGATAGAATCGAATGCATAGGAACTACTTAATTCAGATAAGAATCCAGTACCGCTTTCAATCTCATCTCCAATTACTGGACTTACAGGAGCAATTTTCCAACCTATAGTAGTTTTGCTACGTAATAATTGACGTAATGATGTACCACTGATTTTACCACTATCAGGATCTTGTAAGTGTTGCCCTTCAAAGCTATAAGACAATTCTAATGTACCCGGACTTTTATCAGGTCCACATGCTGAAGCTGCATCAACTACTGTTACTGAATCAGCTTTACTAACTGAAGTTAAACATACTACTGTATCGTATGCTACCCCACCTGCTGGATCAATGAATAATAACATCGTTCCGCCTGCGACTTTGTGTTCTGCCATTTTATTTAAGTTTTAATTTGTTATGAAATTACGAAAATATCTTGTTTAAATATCAAAATTCTTGTTATAAATACTTTGCCCCCTAAATTCCCAAATCTTTCTGTCCTATCTGTTTGTAGGCTTAAATTACACATTTGCAATCCAAACGCTGATAAGTCTAAGTTGCTTGTAGATGTGGGCTTAATTGCCTCTATAATCTGTCCACATGCAGTATTTAATGTTTTGCTGTTATTATATTTGTACTCCCAACTATGTACACTCAATTGAATTGTTAAATTTACATCTGAACTATTAAATGTACTTGTCTCAGTTGATGTTGCATCATTAATAACACAATATATTTTATCCTTTACATCATCCGGCTCCTCCCCCTCATACACAGGAATATCCAACCCATTAACTATCTCGTAGTAAGCTTGTAATATTGCGCTGTTTACATCTCTCATAACTTAAATATTGCTCTTAAATTTTTCTTTAACACCGGTAATGTTTTTTGTACTGATGGATATAAAAACGGTCTAGCTTTTACACCTTCTCTTAATATCTTTAAAGCTGTAACATAAGCATACTTAGGATCCATTTTACCTGTTCTACTACCCCATGCCATTAGTGATTCTACAAACTGCTTAAATGTTCCATCTGTACTGCCTTTAAATGTTGCTGCATAAGCTTGCCAATTTGCAGGCAAACTACTAACATAAGCCGCTGCATATTTTCTAGTTCCAAATTCAACATAAGCTGCATACTTTGCTGATGCCGTTACACTTGCAAAGCCATTACCATAATTAGGATTTATACTCCTAAGTAACATTCCCTCATCACTGCTATTTGCACTTACTAATGATTTAGCATTTTGTGCTGTTGTATCAGCCCAATCGTTAAGCTCAGCCTGTACCTCTGTCTTAGCAGCTGCAGCTAACTTATCCATCTTTCTTATTAATACATCTAATCCTTTTACTTCTAACTGCATTAGTAATATAATATTGTTGCAACTTCATTAGCTTCAAAATAAGCACCCCATGTAAACTCACCTGTAGCACTGTTGTATAATACCTCTTTGCCCACTGGACTGCCTGATGTGATAACAAGGTATTGTATGCCATCTTTAAAAGCTCCAAATACATTTTTACCAACTAACCCATTATAAGTAAATTGATACTCGCCACCCTCAGCTATGTAGTTGTATACTTTGATATTTCCTGTGTCCATTGGTGCATCTGAATTAATTGATTCATCTAATTTAACCGCCTTAATATACTCGAATGATTTTGCCCCCTCCGTTCTGATCTGTATTGAATTAATCTTATAAAATTGTGATTCGTATTCTATCACATCATTACTCCTTGTAGGTCTTTCACGCTCATACCTTAACACAAAGCTTTGATCATATGTCCACTGATTTTGGTCATAGCTCCTAGCCGTTGAGCCATCTCTTTGCTCCGCATCTGCCCACTTTGACCAACTACCAGTTAATACACTAACCAACCCACCAAACTCATTTAAGCTTGTTGTATATCTATTAATAGTAACTCTACGATTTAATTTATACACGCTTGTAAAGGTTTAAAATAATCTTAGATATTGGACTTATATCGTCTGTTGCAATTGCTCTATTATCATACAAGTAATACACCTGGTTAAGTAATGCCGTCTTTAATGCTTCAGGCAATGTTGTATAACCTGTTGTGTAATCTATGGTAATATTATTTTGATGTGGTGTCCTTAGTCTCTTAAACTCATTGCCACCCAATGTATAACCGCTATCCAATGTAAGTACCGTACCCGATTCATTCTCAACACTATTAATGCCTATAATTGGACCATATGGAATGTAAATGTCTCCGTTGCTATTGTTAAGCACTGCTACAGCTTGATGTTCTACAAATCCAACACCAGTGTAAGCTTCGCACATTTGACGTGCAGCCGTAATCAATACGTTGATTAAATCATCGTCTGTACTGATATCTATCTTACAGAAGTTCTTAGCCTCAGTTAATGTAACTGGTTCCGTAATTACCCCATCTTGAAATTGAACATCCAATACACTGTTATAATCTACCATGATTTATTTATTTTAAAAAGCCCCACCCCTAGAGGTGAGGCCTTTATCATCATCAAACGAACGAACTATTTAACTATACGTTTCCGAAATCAGCATACAAAGCAGATGCAGGCATCATTAAGTTTACATCTTCCAAACACTCAATTCTAGCAGTGATTAAATTCTTAGTGAAGTTGTCTCCGTCTTCCATTGAGAACTCTACAGTGATAGCTTCGGTCTCAACACGCTCAAGATAATCTCTATCAATGACAAGAATTTTATCATCAGTTACCCATGATGCAGGTATGATTGGAGTACCACTAATTGATACGTTTCCGTTAACCATTGATAAAATACCACCCGAACCTTGATAGTAACCATTAACATACAAAAGCTTGTTTAAACGAGCTAATTGTGTGTGTGATACTAAAGCATAAGATGCATTATAGTTAGCTGTCATTTGTGCAGCAATTGCATCAACGATAAATTTGATATCATCAGTCTCAGCAGATGCAGTAGATCCTGTTGCAGCAGCACTTACTGTAGCAAAGAATGTAGCATTCTCAACTTTGTAAAAATCTCTCAACATCAATCTTGGTAAAGTTGTTTGCATAAATGGCAATTGCTTAGCCATTTGCTTAGAGAAACGTGCAAAACCTGCGATATAATCTTCTACAATTTTGATTTCTGACAAATCGTAATCAATTTGACCTTTAGAAGCACCTTCAGTTTGAACTGCGATAGCACCTTCTCCACCAGTCTCACGATACTGAACATACAAACCAGTTGGACTAATTGCAGTTGGCATCAAATCACGGAAGTTAATCTTTTGGCTTGGCAAGATAGCTTGTGTAGCTGCATAAGATGCAACACCATCACCAGTTAAATTACCTGTCAAAGTCATGTTACCCACAGCTTTGATTTCCATACGGAATGGCTTACCTTTCTTTACGTTTTGGATGTTGTCAAAGTTTTCCTCTAATCCTTCGCTAAATAATTGACCAAAAGATTTGTTCTCCATCTTAGATGTAGATGAATTTTTTACTCTTGTTTGTAACAAATCAAATCCTTTTAAGATTGCAGCTTGCTCAGCTTTCAATTTGTTGAACTCATCAGTCATAGCTTTTACAGCCTCAGCTGAATCACTACCGTTACCAAATGCATTGATTTTCTCATCAATTGCTGTTACTACTGATTTCAATTGATCAGCAATCTCAGACTTAGTTTTCTCAGATATTGAAGTTTCAAGTGTTGACTTTAACGCTTCCAATTCTGACATTAATTCTTTCTTTTCCATGTCTTTATGGTTTTTGTAATTTGATTAAATTTTATTTCTAAACGCTCTTATAATGTCCAATGTGTCATCTACTGGCTCAATGGTTGTAACCGGTTGAGTAGTGTTAGATTTCATATCTAGAATTAATTGAGCTAATTGTTTGCTGTGTAACAACAACATCTGTATTGTATCATCTGTTGCCGTAGTATTTCTGCAGAACTTATCAATAGCTGCGCTTTTAGCAACTATCATATCTACATCAAAACTCTTATCACCCTTTAGCGATGTAATTGGTGTTAATGAATTAGCACCCCATGCCGTTAATGAACTACCCTCATATAACTTTACCTCAGTAATTTCAAACTGCCCTAATGATGGATTTTTTAAATAGTTTTCATAGGATTGAATTTGATTACGTTTAATTATTTTAAAACCAATTGAATGCTCAGTTATCAACCCACTTTCAACCATCTTTATAAAGTCCTCACCGCCTTCATGCGTTCCTATTTGACTCTCATAATACAATCCGTAAGAATCCTCTTTTAAAGTCAACAACTTGCCTAATGGAAGCGATGGATCATGATTAAGTAAATGCTTTATTCTTGGTTGTGATGATGATGGCCCTTGTTCACTAATTGTTTTAGTAAAGGCACCAGGCTTCATAATATCCCCATCACTATCAACATTATTGAACTTACTAAAGTATCCAGTAACAATGCCCTGCATTGGATTCATATCCATTATCTCAGATGACATCGTAACATCCTTTATGTTGTATATGCTGTTCATTGTTAGTAAAGTTACTATTTTAAATTATAATTTAAATAATTTTAACGTCTTATTATTCTGCCGTTCCTATCCCTCTTAGCCTTAAATGCAACCGTACACCTGCAGTTAACCACCTCTTCAGCTGGAACTGCCAACCCGTTGGGCTGTGTCCTCACTCCCGGTTGCATCATCCCAATATCCCCAAGCTTTGCATTGGTTAATGTAAATGGTGTCTCAATTGGTAGCCTTGTGCCATCTACCATCTTATGGTCGTGCCTAGTCCTACTATCCTTTACTGCTATCCATACCTTCTCCATTACATTACCCGATTCATTAGCGTAAATCATTGCTGCACCATTTGCACTTGTAACCGTCTCAGTCCTTGCTATCCTCCTTGCTCTCATTGCATTAAATGCAGGGCTTACTAACAACTGCCTTACTATATCATCAAATGAGGCACCTGTTACTGCTGCATCACTTAACACCTGTTGTATAAATGACGTGCTATAGTTTGTCATTAGGTTTGCATCATTCAATAAATCTATTCCATAGTACTGATTCATTAACTCAACTATCCTTTCATTAAATCCCATCTGACCACTAACAAATGTATCATCAGCCTTTAATGATTCCGTTCTAGTAACTCTTGCCCACGCTGGCCCCACCGTCTTATACAATGATACCAACACCTCATAGATTGGGAACACCGGCAATATCATTGGATCCTGTGTCTTTATAAATGCATCCAATTGAATCTTTAACGCCTTATGAAACTTAGGCTCATACAACTTCTCATACCTTTGCTGAAACTTATTCCACTTATTCCAATATGCTTGTTGCTCTTGTTGTGTCATAAACTAACTGTAATGCTTAACCCTTGACTACCTAACTTATTTGCTAATGCTTTTTTAATCTGCTCTACCTTCCAATCCCTTTGTTGTTTTTTTAATGCACATGAAGGAACTGGCAACTCACTAATCAGTATCATTGATATCTTGCTATCTATCATCTGTGTTATTTGCTCTATACTTTTCTCCATTATAACATTGGTAAATCAGGGATACTCATAGTTAAATCTGTAATCACTTGCTTTCCTGAATCTATTACTATCTGATTCATTACCGGCTCATCAATCATCTCAAAGTCCTGTATCTCTCTCTTCTCATTTGGTGTTATCCACCACATTGCACTTAATGCCTCAGCTTGCGTTTTCATATCATCCTGCATGGCTGGTATGTCACTAATATCTATCTCTATTGTACGTTGTACTCCATCTGCATACATTGGCAATACACCTCTTATCAATGCATCCCTAAACAAATGTATATTTGGAAGTATTGAATTCGTATAAAGCATCTTTAGTGCTGTATTCATATTGTTGTATGTGCTGCTGTCTGTATTGTTTAATAACACTTCCGGAAACTTATATGCATTACATATCTTAGTAAAGTCTATTTTTTGCAAGTCTGCCACCTCCATATCTGCTAACTTCAACCCTAGCTCAATGTAACCCATCTCACCAGCTGCAAAGTATGGCGCACCTTTATTGCTGCTATTCTTAAGGTACTTACTAAAATCATTCTTACGCTGTCCCAATGATTCAATGGCAAAGTCTGATTTCTCATACACAATTCCCGGAACGCCGCCGTTCTGCATTTGTGCTACAGATGCATTCATACCAGCATCCAATCTAGTTACACGCTTAGTCAATACTTGCAATGGACTCAATCCCCTGAACTGCTGACCATTGGTGATTGTTGGATTGTAATACTTCACATGAATTATCTCATCTGTTGTAAACTTACCATCAAAGTTTGTATCAAAATATCTGTATCCTACAACTGCCTGAGGAAAGCTATCACTAACCAACACCGTTACATTCTGATTATTCAATGCATGCAGTGTAACCATGCCAGCATTAGGACCTAGCTCTAATACTTCTTTGTATAAAAACAACTCACCAGTTATGTATAGGATTGTGTAATACTTAATCTTATCCTCATAAGTAATGCCCTCCAACATCTTCATAAATATATCATCAGGCTGTAAGTCTTGTAAAGCTTTAGTCTTATAGTACTTCTTTTGTAATGCTTTCATATCATACTTTTTGTATGACTTCATTGCATTATCATCCACAACCTCATATCCATAGAATGGAATCCTTGCAGCAGTCTCAGCTAGATAACTTATCACTGAGTAAATATCATCTATTGTGCAGTACTGGTTGATTGCCTCAATAGTCTGCCAACTTGGGAATATTGCATTACTTGCATTGATAGTAACTCCCATAGATGTACGCTGTAAAGCCTTCACTTGTTGTTGCAATTCTTTTACCCTTTTAGGCACTCCAAGAATCTTGTCAATCATTCTCATAAGCAAACATTAATTTTGGTTTTAAGTCAAACATTTCCCTCATCATAAACATATCCAACAAATCGGGACTATCTCCATTTAATTTAACTTTCATCTCATCCTTACCCACTATCCTTAGCTTCCCATCATAATCACTCTTAGCTCGTTGTATTGCCTTACGCTCATACATAAACCTTTGCCTCACTGTCATTGTACTATCGTACATTTTAGATGCTACATTCTTACTAATCTTCATTTGCCCATCCTCAACCCTACCACCTGATCTGTAGTAACATTGTGTCTTTAGGTTGAAATAATTCTCTTTTATCAACCTTCCTGATGCCTCATCCTTAACACTCATTGCTGATGCACCTCCATTGAACGGAACCGCACCCTTTATGAACCCATCCACATAACTACCTACACCATCAGCATCGTAACAAATATACCTATTTTCTACTGAATACTTTTGCGCCATTCTGTTAATTAAATCTATCACTTGCTTACCATCACTCTTGTCCATTATCTCCATGTCTACAAGTTCCATCCCTTCCCAATAACCTACAACAAGTTTATTACTACCCTTCATGGCTATATCTGCTGTGATGTACTTTCCTGCCTTATTCACTCCTTTAACATTCTCAAACAAGCCTGCAAAGCTATCATACTCATACACATCATTAGGACTGTTGCTCACCTTCCATCTACCTTCCAATAGTTGTCGTCTGGTGTCCTCATCCTGACTCAACAAGTTGCCCGGATAAGATGGATCATTCTTTAATCCTTCCTTGTTATCGTAGATGCTACCACTCACAAACGTAATGGACTTTATGAAGTCCTGTGGTTGTAGTCCTGATGCTTTAATCATTGGCTCAATGATATGCTCAGCCTTCTCATAAACTTCATCATAACTATCACCCCAAATGTAATCATGGCCATACTTAATGAAGTATCTTAGCTTGCCCCTACGTTCCAGTATTGGAAACCCTGTCTCGCCATCTATCCACCAGCTGATAAGTTTAAACACCCAACTCTCAGGATCAGGATTACATGTAGCCCTTACATAAGGCTTTACTTGGCATGAGCTACGGTTACGAGATAGCAGGTAAAAAAACATTGACTCAGTGAAGTGAGTAAGCTCATCAAATCCCAAAAATGGAATCTGTGAGCCTTGCCAATCATACTTATTTTTTTCATACTCCAAATGCCGAAATGATATCTTTACTCCGGATGGGAATTTCCAATCTAATGATGACTCCCTAGCATCCCCTTTAACAATTGGGTATAGTTTTGTACTGGTGTCCCATAAGCCCCCCTCATTACGAATCTGAACTGATGTACGCCTGAATATTACACCACCAAATCCTTTTATGTCTATGTGCCTAATTGGATCTAATAACAAAGCAAACGTCTTACCTACAAACGCAGCTGCACCACCAATGACAATATCTGCCTTACTCGATAGTGCAATCGTTTGGTATCCTAGTTGTGGTCTTATGTACTCGATGTTATGCAATTGGCTCTGTAGTTTCGTCTATTGGTTCTATTGGCTCAATGAAGTTATCCCGCCCATTATCGGGTAGTTGTATAATCTGAAATGTCTTAATGTCCTGCTCTACGTTCATCTGAATCTTATCAGTAGGCTTACCTACTCCATGTTCCCAGCAGAACTTAACCAGTGCAGGTTCATCACTTCCAAGCAATTGTTGAAATCCAGCCTGTACGCTTCCATAGTACTCTTCAATAGCTTTTAGTGCTATGTTCTGTACATCTATCTCATATTGTTTTGCAGGTCTTCCCAAAGTAATCTATATTTTAATCAGTATAAAATTACCGAATTTTTCTACACATAACGATAATTAAATGACCTTTTAACTAATTCTAAGGCTTTTTTACGGTCTATCAGTAATACATCCTTCATCTCGGTAAGGTTTTTAAATATGATGCCAGTATTAACCTCTAAAATTCGTTTAGTAAGGTATTCCCTTTTTTTAGTATTTAATGTCATAACAAGCTCATCATTTT